CTTAAGCTTTCGCTGCTGTAATTCACGTCCATTGAATTACGTATACGATATTTTACGGTATCACCTGCAGATGCTCCGTGAGTATCTAACAGTTGGAACATAGAATTCCCATAGTATGTATTTGTTACTGGAAATATTAGTTGTCGTAGCAGTGTCCAACTTCCAGTATTAATTTGTCTTTCTAACGCAACCTGAGATTCTGTAGTTGGATCTGTTACATTCCAAATTACAGCATCTAAAGTTACAAGTGTTTTTGTAAAACCTGTTGTTACGGTCAGTGAAATTTCAATATCTCCTCCAACTTCCTGTTGAAATACATTTCCAACAGTTACTTGAGCATTCCCAGGATTAAAAGATGTACTTGTGCCAAATTTTAAATAAGTTTCGTTTCCAGGAACAGTAGTTAAATAACCTGCATCATTTGTAAGTTCACTTACATTATCTCCTGCTTGTAAAGCTGTTGAATTTGAATTAGCCTGTGGAACTGCATCTACCCATTGATCTCCATCTGGATCATTATAGAAAATTTTCAAAATACCTGTTACACTGTCCCACCAAAGATCGCCGTTAGCAGGAGTAGTAGGGGCTGTATCAGATATTGATACAGCAGTACCTGTCGTTAAATATCCAGCAGTTGAGTGATCTCCCCAACTGTAAGCAGTATTCCAATTAGAAATTTCAGTATTTCCAATTCCTGCTGCAGGGCTTTGGGTAAAAACTGGATCAGTTTCTGTGTAGGCAAATGTAGATGCTACCCAAGCTGTTCCATTCCATCTTAACAATTGGTTGGTGTCAGGACTATCTGTAAGATCAACATCTTGTAATGATCCTAAACTTATATCAGGTAAGGTAGTAAGATAGCCTGCATTGGCATGATTACCCCAGTTGTAAGCTGTTGACCAATTATTAATATTTTGTGTCGATATTTCACTTGCTGCGCTTGCTTCAAAAACAGGATCTGTTTCTTGGTAAAAAGTTAAGTAACCAGCCAAAGCATGATTACCCCAAGTATAAGCAGTGTTCCAATTGTTTTGTGAATTTTCTAAAGCAACTGTGCGAGAATTTAAGTCGGTAAAATTTCCATCAAGTTCTTCAAAAGTAAGTGCTTCGCTTTTGTTTAATCTTAGTATTATAGCCATTATTCTACATATCCTGGTTCTACGTAATCAAAATTCATGTAATTTGTATCTGTAGTTTCTTCTTCGTCTGGTACGATAAATTCAGTTATGCCTGCAGTAATAGGATCATTTATATTTCGTAATTCAAATAATTTATCAGTTACAGGAGATCGATAACCCAATTGTGATGTCCTATCTCTGCTGCTGTTCAATATCTTTGTTATAATAAAACTTAGTCGATTATTAGGTAAAATTTTTAACGTGTCTAAAAGTTGAAATATTTTTATTCCTTCTAATTTTGCTTGATTAAGAAGAACTTGGCTAATAGTTTTAGCTGCACTTATTTCAAAATTCCGTTGAGTAAAAAATCCTACGGTTGCATCAAAATCACTCGCAGAAAATTCTAACGGTTTTGTAAAATAATTGTCAAAAAATTGCACTATTTTACGATCATCCGTTATTGTTTTTGTAGGTAAATTAGACATTTGTAACCTTTTTACTATGGAAATTGTGCATTAGGTACACCGCTTACTGAATTTTCAATAAAATCTGCTGCTTTTCCTTCTGCGAAACCTTGTAGTTCTTGTCCTAAAGAACTAGGGTCTAAATTTTGTATATTTCGTGCTAAATTTATACCTGCTAAAGCAGCTTGCACTGGATTTTTAAATCCTTGTCCTGTTGTAGCATAATCAAATAAGTCTACTCCTCCGGATAAAACAGCTCCAAAACTTGCAGTTCCTCCTCCTACCAGAGACAATGGACTTGGTAAGTAATCGTAATGACCAACTTGTGCAAATCCTTTTGGTATTTGTCCTTCATTTACTCCACCTCTCTCCATCCATACCGTTTCATATGAAACAGTTATACTTAATTCATTAGTTTCTCCACCAGCAGATGCATCGACAGAACCGTAGCCTAATTCAGTTATTATAGGATTAACGAGTGTAAAAGTTGTATAAGTTTGTCTAGTAAGTTGACTCATTTGAATGTTAATAAAAAAAGGATTTGTAACTCCTCTATGATATCCAAATAAGTCTGTATTTCGCTTGCTATTTTGATAAGTGCTATCTCTTGCTCCATACAGTTTATTGTAAGCTTCTGGCTTAACGTCATAATTACCATCTAGAAAGTAATAACGATAGTATGCTTCGAGCATTCCGCTTATTATCCCTTGATTATCATCATGGAAATTAATTGTAACTGGATTATAGGTTATCCCTGTTTGAATGTGTTTTGTCCTATTATACTTTTTTTTTGTTTCTACATTTGATGTAAAAGTAGGCAATTGGGCATTTTTAACTAACAATCCACTTTCTAAATCATGTTTTTTAGCATCCCAAGTAGGAAGTGTTTCTCTCAATGCAGGAGAGAAAGTAAAAGCTACATGATATAGGAATTTGGTTTTGGGAGCAAGCCTATAAGTATTCTTTACAAACGTCTTATCAGCATGACGTGCGTCGCCTAAGTTTCCTTTAGGATTTAACGCACTTTCTGCTACTCCCTGTAAATAACCTAATACGTCCATATTATCCTTTTAGGTTACCCTGTTGAAGTAGTATATTTTGTTGTTGGTGTAGAAAGTTTCTTACCTACACCCGGATTATCAGTATGCGCGGATTGCAATGCATTGTCATATCTGATGGTCAAAGAAATAGTATTTGCTGCTGACTCGGCATAGTTCAATGAATTGTAGTTTACACTTTGAATGTAGCATCCCATTAACGTAAAGGTTTCTATTACATATACATCATGGTATCCCCCTGAAGCTGAATTTCCTCCGTCTAAAATTTCTATCTTCATAGTAAACTTATAATCACTTCCTGCTGCAGCACTAGATTGTTCGAAAAAATCAAATTGCTTTTGTAATTGTTCTCCCACTGCATTTTGGACTTTATTAGATACATCATCTCTAACATTTAAGGTAATTGGCTCCCATGTAGTTTTTCCAGCTAAATAAATCCTTGAATTATAAGTATCTAATGTAATATCATCAAAACTTACATTAGGTTTTGATACATCAATTACTTGTTGGGTTAGATAAGTTGAATCTCCAGTACCGTCGCTGTCGGATCCAAATTTAGTCAATATTACTCTGTATCTGTATTGGAGTTTAGGCATAAGTAATGCGCCGTCCGTATCCTCATTATTTCCTACAACTCCAAAATTGTTCAAACTTGCTGTTGGCATTTTTTTATCTCCTTAATAAATTTTACCCTATTCTGTTTTAGCCAGGAGTGATTACATCTTCTCCGGCAAGTTCAGGATCATTATTATCCTGCTGAAACACCTGTGCTTAGTCCGGTACTTGAAGTTGAAAAGGTTGTTTGCTGGGTAGTGGGGTCAGTTGTATAGGTATTAATCGCAGAACTTAAAGCACTGCCTATTCCTGCGCCCGACCGTATTCTATCTACTTGTAAAGCATTATCGTAACATATCGTTAGGCTAATAGTTTGTGGTCCGGACTCAGCATAATTCAAAGAATTATAACTGGCACTTTCTATCCAACATCCCAATAACGTAAAGGCTTCTAGCTCCTCTGGTTTATGATAAGCATTTTTACCATTACCTTTTCCACCGTCTAATACATTTAAAACGAGCGTAAACTTGTAATCTCCTCCTGCTGCAGCACTAGATTGTTCGAAAAAATCAAATTGCTTTTGTAATTGTTCTCCTACTACCTTTTGTATATTTTTTTGTGCATCATCTAGTAAATTAATTGTTATAGGTTCCCAATTATGCTTTCCTGCAAGATGAACTCTAGAATTATATATATCAAGTGTAATTTTGTCAAAATTTACAGTGGGTTTTTGTGCATCAATTACCTGTTTAGTAAATTCTTGACTTAGGGACGTAGTAGAACCAAATCCCGTTACTACGACCCTAAAACGATATTGTAATTTTGGCATTAATAAGGCACTAACCCTTGCGTCATCACCCGTGCCTACTATAACACCAAAATTATTTAAACTAGACATAAAATCTCCTATTTGTAATATTTATCTTATTATAAACCTGAAATTTCGCCAGTATTTTTAATCCTTAAAGGAATATATATAAATTCTAAAGCTTTTACGGGTTCGATTGCTATATCAATGTGCAACTCACCTCGGTCAATTCTAGCAGGTGTATTATTACTAGTATCACAAACAATTAAGTAATCATATATACCTCTAAGCGCAACAAGTTCTATAAAGATAGTTTCAATAATCGCTTTAACTTCATCTCTTGTTTGTTGATCATTTGGCTCAAATAGATAAGGTTTAGTTGCAATTTTTAGCACTCCTCTTAAATATATGATTAACCTAGCAACATTTATTCTATCTAAAGCACTTGCAGTTAATTGTCTAGTTTTTTGGCCATAAGTAATAAGCCCCGCTCCAGTTACAAATGTTATCGGATTAATGTTATTTGTATACAATATGTCCCGTAAACCTTCATTAAGTGCGATTGCCTTAAACTCACCTTCATCAGTTATGTAACCTGTCGAGCTAGCGTTTGTTATTGTTCCTCGTCTTACACCAGCAGGTGCAAACCACGGATAAGATACTTGATCGCTAAGGGCTATGGTGCGCAGCATCATATGACTAGGAGGTACAACAACATTATTTCCGAAATTGTCACTTGTAAATCCACTTGGGTAGTACATTCCAACGTATGGATCAGCAGTTACAACTCCGTTTATGTTGTCTTCTAATGCTAAATTTACATTTGTAGCCCAATTATTTAACACAGTACCATTAGGTTGTAATCTAAACGGTGTATCAGCAATTATAAATGCGGACAAATTTCTATCATAGTTTAGTGACACTAATTCATTAGTAAGCTCAGGATAACCTGGACAACTTAATAAATTAAATAATCTAGATTCATCGTCTCTTATATCTTGGTTGCTGTTAACTTCAGCTTGTAATCTTTGGACAACTACTTTTCTTTGAGCATGGCGACCAAAAGTTCCTGATCCGTCCTCTTGATTACCTGACTCTGTTGTCCATCTAGCAGGTGCATAGTTACTCATTGATTCATCATTATATCTAATATTTTTTTCTGCAGTATCAATATAAGATTTTTGATATTTTTTCACATTAAATCCGCTACGTCTTGTGTTAACCAATAACATTCCTTTTGGATATAATGCCGGATCTGGACTATCTGGATCAACAAAATCACTTGATAATAAATCTTTTATATCTCCTGGTTCGTCGCTATTGCTCCCTGCAGTATTATATCTTGCGTCAGCAAATAATACACCTTCTTCAGTTGTTTGATCTGAAGTGTCTAATTCAAACCATCTTTTTACCAAAGGTAGATCTGTTCTTGCTGCATTAAATTTATAAAGTTTAGGATAATTATCAATATCTGAAGTGTCAACCCAAAGGTCTCCAGTAACAAGTGCTGTATTGTCACTTTGTAACAATGGCATAGTTGCTGAAACAATAGGTCCTGCTGGATCTGTTTGCAAAGCAGTATCTACATTATAATAAGGACTTGCAGCACCTACAGCACCTCCGTTATACAATAGTCCTACAAACTCAGAACCATTATGGACTAAGATATCTATTTCGTCTACAGTTGAGCTATACCATAGTTGCCCTTCTTCTGTATCTCCTAATGGTTGATCATCTGATGCTACATAAGTTAGTACATTCCATAAGCTTGCTTGCAAATACATAGCATTACTGTAACCTTGTTGGTAATATAAATTTGGTGTACCATTAGCAGCATCAACATAAACAGTAAATCCTGCTGATGCTAAAACACTGTCAGTATCTACAAATTTAATTTCTCCACCTAGCGCATGACTTATCACTACACGATTAGTATTAGTTACAGAAGCTGTAACATTAGGAACATTTGCATCGTTTATTGCACCAGCCAATAGGTTTGAATCTGTTGATAATCCGTTATATGTTGCAGTTACTGTAATTATATCGCTATAATTAGCAGTTGCTTTTTCAGTTCCTTGGATAGTAAATGATTTTGAACCAGCTCCAATTGACCCATCTATTATAATACTGCCTGTAATAGTTGTAGGACCTGTGTCCATTCTTTTCATTAATTTATGTATAGCTGTTGGCAACGCTCCAGCTGATACATCGGTTTGCATATAGACGTCAGTCATTTGCAGATTTGTCCCACCTCCTGCAATGTCTAAATTATACAATGCTTCGGCGTTTGATTTGTAAACATTTACTGTGTTTGTGTCCCATAATTTAACCGCATCATTCCAAGTTTTTAAATCTATTTTAATTCCTTGATTAGGTTCTGTTATTTTGATCCATACACTACCGGAAGGACGAGGTTGCGTAGCGGAAAGTTTATAATCTGGAATATCTGTATGCTTAGAAATTTGCAGTTTAGGCGGATAATAAGTGCCATCTGTAAAACCAATATCTGATTCCGGATCTATGTCAGCAGATGCAGTACTTGCTATAGCCATGGTCGTCCATTCTTGGTTATTCCAATAGCTATTAACATAAATTTCTAATTTACCGTTTACAGCAGCAGCCGATACAACTGGAGTTAATGAAAAAACGGTGTTAATGGTGTCAGCAACGTCTGAAGCTGTATCCCCACTAGTAACATTAATAACCTGCGGGTCTCCTGATAATGCATGGGCCTCTGCACTTGTAACAGTAATAGTAAATGATGCTGCCTGGACTCCTGATATTGTAAATACTTCGCTACCTTGTAGTGTAGGCCAGCTTTTACTCCATGCTCCACTTCCTACTAGTACCCATGTTCCTGTATTATTCCTATAAAATGTTTTATTTAGTGTAGAGGTTGCAACAACAGCATATGAGCCCACGTTGCCAACACTTTTAGAAGGTATTACGCCTGAGAACCCGTTTGTTTCAACAGATCCTGTATTTGAAGTTAAAGAATCGTCAGTAATAACGATTGCTTTTTTGTATGTAAAATTTTGTCCTCCATTTAATATACTAGCTCCGTTCCATTCTTGCACACCCCAAATTGTAGTACTAGTGTCCAGCCAATAAGCACCATCGGTTGGATCAGAACCAGGTGCTGTAGAACTTGCCTCAATCTGATTTAGATCAATGTCTGCTCTTACTACCCATGCGCTGTTGGCTATTCCTAGATATGAATATGCTGCTTGCAGCCCATATTCGTTTAATTCGCTTGCATGTATCGGGTTGTTGTTGGCATCAATTTGGAATATCGGATCTCCAAATGTGTCAACTAAATCTCGTTGTGATGTAATCAAATAAGGTATTCCTGCATTTGCATTTAATGTTCCTCTTGCAATTCCTGTACCTGCACCATTAGGCTTGTTACTTGCCGTTGCAATAAACAGTGCCGGAACTGTTCCTTGTTGTGCTGGTATATAAAAACTCTCGTCAACAACTTTTACTTCTACTCCTGGTGATACTAGTGCCATGTTATTCTCCTATTAGGCTAATTCTATTAATAGTATTTAGTTGGATTTAAGAAAAATTGGGTTGGATAACCAGTATAAAAAGGTATACAAAAGGTATGGTAAATATTATATGAGACCTTTATGTATTTGTGGTTTTAGACCTGCAGCAATCAACTATAAAAAAAATAATAAAATATATTATAGGAAGAAATGCGATACTTGCTTGAAATCATCAAGTCTAGGCGTAGGAATACCTAAGTGGAAATTTAGCGGATACACAAAAAAAAATTTTTGTGAAAAATGTAAATTTACTAGTCCGTATCCAGAACAATTTAATGTCTATCATATAGATGGAAATTTACAAAATTGTAGATTTTCTAACTTAAAAACAATTTGTGCAAATTGTCAACGTATTTTACACAAAGAAGGAGTAAAATGGAAGCAAGGAGATTTAATACCAGATTTCTAGCCTATAATAAATCCATATCCTGTACCGCCTGCAACTGCTGTAGAAATTTCTTGTTCTAATTTTTCCATTTCTGCTTGTGCTTCGGCTTTTAATGCATCACCATTCAGTTGTCCACCGCCTTGTGGTCCGGCTATTGTAGCAAATTTAGATCGTGCTTCGCCAAGCATCATTTTACACATTGCTAAAGCATAGTCTTTTATCCAAACATTACCCATATAATCACTTAATAATTGATCGTCTGGTCTGTAGTTATAACACTCTAGTAATAACGTTTCTTCTGCTCTAGGTCGTTGTAGTATTGTTAAGACATGACGTGTCCTATTCCAATTGAATTCTATAAAAGATCCAAACATCCTTCCTACAAGTTCTTGGAATTGACTAAAAAAATCATAGGTTGCTAAACCGCCTAAATTAGAACTTGCAAGTAAATAGGTATTTGTATATGCTAAGTTAAATGGCTCAAATATACTACCACCGTCACCGCCGCCTGTTCTAGATCCTATACTTCGTCTAAATATGCGTCTTACCTCTAAAATTTCTTTTGGAAGTGTATAGGTGTTTTGATCTACAATAGTTGGCATAAAAAAATAACTTTCTTCTGTACTATTTTCATTCCGTTGCCTATATCTTGATAAAGCTTTGTCTAATGCAGTTTCATAATGTACAGGGTCAAGTTCTACATCTACCATTCCTCCACCTAACATGTTGTGAATGTAATCGTAAACTTCTTGTCTTAACGTAGCTATTTCAGTCATATTTTTAGGTCTCCTATTGTATTTATCGACGATAAATACAATATGCCTAGAATATCTTTATACAAACCTACAAAAGGTAATGATTACAATTTTATTGACAATAGAATTTTAGAAATGTTTACAGTTGGGGGGACCGATTTACATTTACACAAATATCTTGGTCCAAAAAATCCAAGCTTAGAAGAAAGTACAAATGATGTGCCGCATTACGATGCTGTAAGAGAAACAAATATACAAGATTTGTTATTTTTAGAAAATCGTGATAGAAAATACGATGAAAACATCTATAGAATTCGCGGTATTTATAATGTACAAGATATAGATTTTAATCTAAGTCAATTTGGATTATTCCTTAGTAATGATACAATATTTTTAACAGTTCATATAAACAGTGTGGTAAAAACCATTGGTAGGAAAATTATGAGCGGAGATGTGATTGAATTACCACATATGAAAGATGAGTATGCTGCAAATGACTTTCAAATTGCTTTAAAAAGTTACTATGTTGTTGAAGAAATAAGTAGAGCAGCAGAAGGATATAGTCCTACATGGTATCCTCATCTATATAGATTAAAATGTAAACAAATTGTTGATAGTCAAGAATTTAAAGATATATTAGATCTTCCAATGGATGAAGAAGCTCCTGCAGCAGGTAGTTTGAGAGACTTGTTATCAACATATGAAACGGACATGCAAATAAACGACGCTGTTGTTGCTCAAGCAGAAGTTAATGCTAAATTGTCTGGATATGATGTATCGCATTTATTTACTGTTGCAAGGAAAGAAGACGGCAGTGTAAATATTGTTACTGCTGACATAACAACATTAGATGCAAGCACAATTAATGAATTAGCTGATCGTGTAATGCAAACCCCAGAAAGAAATGGATATATTGGATATTTAACTGGTGATGGTATACCACCAAATGGAGAATATTTCGGATATGGTATTGAATTTCCGGATGGAAGTATAGAAGGTGATTATTTCTTACGTACAGATACAAAACCACAACGGTTGTTTAGATTTGATGGTTACCAGTGGAGAAAAATAGAAGATGTAAGTAGAATGACACTAAGTAATACAGATGATAGGCAAACGCACAGAACAAGTTTTGTGAATAATACAAATCAGACAACAATAGGAGATGAGACATTTGATGAACGGCAAAGCCTCAGTCAAGCTTTACGTGCAAAACCTGATAATGTCTAAGGATAGTAAGTATGTTACATTTTTATGATGGTCAAATAAGAAGATATATTACACAGATTGTTAGGGTCTTTAGTAATTTTTCTCACAAAGATATAGATGGAAATATAAAGAAAATTCCTGTAGTTTATGGAGATTTGGCTAGGCAAGTAGGAAGTATTCTAAAAGATAATTCAGAATTAAAAATTTTAAGTGTTCCTAAAATGTCTGTTTACATAACGAATTTAGAAATGGATAGACAAAGAACTGGTGACAGTACATTTGTTAGAAAAACAAATTTAGTTGAACGAGAATATGATTCAGCAACAAAAGAATACAATAATAAAAAAGGCAAAGGCTATACTGTAGAAAAATTAATGCCAAGTCCCTATACGTTATCTGTGAATGTAGATATTTGGTCTAGTAATACAGATCAAAAATTACAAATACTTGAACAAATTTTAATGCTGTTCAATCCTAGTTTAGAAATCCAAACTACAGATAATTTTATTGATTGGACAAGTTTATCTGTTCTAAATTTAGATCAAATAAACTTTAGCAGTAGAAGTATAGGCGCTAGTACAGAAAGTGAAATAGATATTGCATCTTTAACATTGTCTACACCTATCTATATTTCTATGCCTGTTAAGGTAAAAAAGCTTGGAATAATTCATCAAATAATCACAAGTATATTTAATGAGAGTGCAAATAATGTAGATTTAAATTTAACTATGCCTGAATTATTAGCATATTCAGAAAATCGATTTAAGTCTGACGCAGTACATAAAATTGTTATAGATGAAAATGGAAATGAAATTGTAGAATATGGAGACCTAACTGCATCTAAGGACTTAGTTGATTCAGTTGTAGCAACTACTGTGGGGAATTTTGACTTACTTGTCCTTGGAACTACAATAAAATTATTAGATAAAACAAAACCTAGTAATAGTTTTAGTTGGATAGAATACTTTTTAAATTATCCAGAACAGTATGTAGATAATATTACGGAAATTAGATTATATCAAACTGTATACGAAAATGATATTATTGGTACTGTGTCGATAAATCCAAAAAATGCAGAAGAACTTTTTGTAACGTGGGATATTGATTCTTTGCCGACAGATTCAATTATATCTGGTCCAACAGGTTATAAAACCAAAATAGATTTTATCATAGATCCTACAAAAACAAATCCAGAAAATCTAAAATTTGCCGGATTACGATTGATACTTTTAGATAGTCCATTAGGAGATTTAGACAACACTAATGGCCCTAACGGATGGAAAAACAATGATAACACAGATTTTTATGCTGACATAAATGATATAGTTGAATGGGACGGAAGTAAATGGGTAATTGTTTTTGATGCAAGTGAACATGTTGGAGATCCTATTTATACTACAAATCTTAATACAAATGTCCAATACAAATTTATAAACAACGAGTGGGTATTGTCATACGAAGGAGAGTATCCAAATGGCAGTTGGCGTATCCAATTTTGATATAACTACTGTATGAAGAAAATTGTTTGTAGTGGGGCATTATTATATGCAAAAAATAGCCAAAGATTTTTATTCCTACATAGAGCACAAGGTAAGAATGGTAATTTATGGGGACTTGCAGGCGGAACTAATGAGGCTAGTGAAACACCGTGGACAGGGCTTGTTAGAGAAATAAAAGAAGAAATAGGCTGCATTGATATTATTAAATCTATACCTTTAGAAACATTTGTTAGTAATGATGATTATTTTTTGTTCCATACATATTTGTGTATAGTTGAGAATGAATTTTTACCTATTTTAAATCAAGAACATGATGGATATGCTTGGGTAAAACTTTCTATGTGGCCGAAGCCTTTACATCCTGGGTTACGAAACACATTAAATACAAAAATTAATCAAGCAAAATTACAAACAGTAATAAATTTAATACAATTATTAGAAAAAAACAATGACGAACTCTGTTAAAAAAACTGCATGGGGGTATGAACTACATTGGGCAATGCAAAAAACTTACACTGGAAAAATTTTTGTTTTTGATAAAATTAGTAATACAGATATGATTTTTCATAAGCTGAAAAACAAAAGTTTTTTTGTAAATAGTGGTAAATTTAAAATTCGATTTGTTGATTTATCAAACGGAGATTTTCAAGAAACATCTTTAGACGAAGGCGGAACTATTGATATCCCTGCGTTCACACCACATCAAATTTGTTGCACTACAAGCAATGGATCTATTAACGAAGTAAGCGATAGTAATAACGAAGAAGATATTTACATATTATTACAAGAAAAATTTATTCAATAATGTTACCTATACTACTAAAAACTAATAGGATAATCCAAGATTTAAATTTTTATAAAATAAAAATTAGACAAATAAAAAATGATAAAGCTAGAGATAAAGCTAATCTTTTGTTAAAAAAATTAAAAGAATATATTGCTGATTTAGATCAAGCGCACAGAATTAGAACAGTGGGTGATCTGCGACCAAATTTATTTTCATATCATAGAGAACAAATATATAAAACTAGGATGACATTAGATACTATAATTAAAGAAAATAAGAAATGAATTTCTATTAAGTCTTTTGTTGTTCATTGTAAAATATTTCACCCATAATGCCTAAATTTCTATCTAAATTAGCGTCTTTTTTAGGCAGGATTCTTATTCTATCAAGTACAGGTGCTAGTTGCATAAATATCTCCTAGTATATAATTTATGCTCAAAGGATTTTTTTAAAACTATACTAATAGAACTAACAGGAGATTCTTATAATGACCATTGTAGAACCTACAAATGACAGACTTTTAGTTAAAAAAATTGATAACGCAAATAAAACTAAAGGTGGATTAGTTCTACCAGATGATGCTAAAGAACGTCCTACGAAAGGTAAAGTTCTTGAAACAGGTCAAGGTAGGACAAACGACGACGGAATTGTGTTGCCGATGAAAATAAAAAAGAACGATATAGTTCTATATCCGCAATATTCAGGATTCGCTGTAAAAATAGACGGCGAAGATCTTTTAATTTTAGATGAAAAAGATGTACTTGCTATACTAAAGGAGGACAAACAACAATGACAATCCAACCACGTAAAGTTGAAATTGGTAACAGTGCCAAATTAAAACTAGTACAAGGTGTAAATATACTTGCTGATGCTGTTAAATCAACATTAGGCCCTAAAGGACAAAATGTAATTATTCAAAGACAGTATGGTCCTCCACAAGTTACTAAAGATGGTGTAACTGTAGCAAGAGAAATTTTTCTAGCTGATCCGTTACAAGACACTGGAGCTAGGTTAATAAAACAAGCAGCAGGACAAACAGCTGATGACATTGGTGACGGAACTACTAGTGCTACAGTATTAGCTCAAGCAATGATCCACGAAGGATTAAAGTTTGAAGCAGCAGGTATTAGTGGTGTAAGTATCAAACGCGGAATTGACAGAGCTATGGAAATAGCTATTGAACAATTAGAAACTATAAGTAAGTCGTGTCAAGATACAGACACAATTACATCTGTAGCAACAATTTCCGCAAACAACGACCCAAATATGGGAAATATAATTGCAAAAGCACTTCAGTCAGTCGGTAAGAATGGTGGTGTTTCAGTAGAAACAG